TTCATTTCGTGCTCCCACGAATGGCCGCGAGGCCCTTGAGGACGTCGCCGCCGTTCTTCTCGGCGGCGGCTTTGATGGCAGCGCCGATCGCCTGCGGGTCCTGGCCGTCGACGCCCGCTTCGCCGAACGCGAGTTCGCCGGTCGGGACCGGCAGCGGCAGCGCTTCGAGCAGGCGCCCGAGGAGATCCCGAGCCGAAACCTTCTTGGTGCTCTCGCCGTCGGCGAAGTCGATCGTCTCGTCGCCGGCGCGCATCTCGGCGAAGAGCGCCTCCGCGAGCGGTCGGGCGTCCTTGGGCAGCCGACCGGCCGCCACCAGGCCGTCGAGCCGATCGGCGTCCTCGGAGGCGCGACGGGTGGCCTCTTCTTCGGCGAAACGGGCTTCGCGGGCCTCGATCGCGCTCTGTCGCTGCCGGAGATCCGCTTCGCGGGCCTCCAGTTCGGCGGGCGTCGGCATGGACTGATCCTCGTTTTCGGGGGGGTCGGAATAGGCCATCGGGCTCGTCCCGGGCGGCGGGTCGAGTTCGGCGGGGATCTCGGCAACGCGGGTCACGTCCCAGTCGGGCAGCACCTTGTCGGCCGCATCGAGCCCGTCGCTCGCGATCAGGTAGTCGCGCAACGACCGGAACAGGCGACCGATCGCCCGAAAGCCCGAGGCCGTCGCCCAGGAACCCTGCCAATCGGCGAACTCGACGGTGAGACATTCCGGATCGTCGGCGAAGGAGGCCGGCCTGAGACCCTTGACCGCCGGCGGCTGGGCGCCGAGGAACCCGACATGCCGCAGGTAATAGCCCTCGGGGCGCGGGTTGTTCGTCTGACCGGGGCGATAGAAGCTCGCGGAGACTGTCTTGAAACGACCCGCCCGGACGAGATCGGCGAAGGCCGGGTCGACCTGCTCGGGCACGGCCGCGAGCCGATCGCCGTCGACGGCGAGGCTGTCGATCCATCCATAGGCCGGCGCGTCGATCGCCGGATGACCGACGACGATCGGCGCCTGCGAGATCGCCGGATCGTAGGCATCGGCGATCGCCTGGAGATCGGCATCGGCGAACGTGATCGCCTCGCCCTGCATCGGCGTGTGGGTGCCCGTCCGGAAGATCTCGAACGGCACGGTGTCGGAAAAGGCGATGGCGGTGCGATTGGTCATGCCCCGACCATCGCCGATCGCGCACGCGCCATCCCTACTGACAGGTGTCAGACGGAGTTGCCGACGGTTCGGAGGGGGACGGCGCGATACTAGCCCCGCCGGTCCGCGATGGCGAGAGGCGATCTCTCGTGCGCCGTCACGTCGCGCGTCGAAGCGGTTTCGAAGGCCCTGGGACGGCCGTTCGCCGCTTTCCCGGTATGGAGCGACGTCAGAGGGTCCGATCGGCCGTCAGCGCGCCTCCGGAGACGACGTCGAGAAAATCGGCCACCGCGTCCTCGATCGCGGCGCGATCGCCGGCCGAGATGCCGAGGAACGGTCGCGCCGGAACATTCACCGTGTGCTCGGGGATGGTGTACCAGATCGCGAAATTCGAATGGGCACGACGGCGCGGCCGGCGGTCATAGACGTCACGCTTCGCGTCGTAGTGCTGATAGAGCTGCTGCGAGCGCGCGTACTGAAGGATCTGGGCGCCGAGCTGGTGGACGACGGCGTAGGGGCGATTGGTGCCGACGAACAGAGAACCGCCGGCGAGCTGCCAGACGATCGACCAGGCGAGTTGCCCCGTCTCCTTGAGGATGCCCGGCCCCTTCTTGCGCGCCAGCGTCGCCGGCGCGAGCGGCGCCCAGGGCAGACCGGATGGGTCGGTCTCGGTCCGAAACCGCTCCTTGGTGGACGATACCAGGACTTCGCCGATCGACTGCCAGAGGGGACGCAGATCGTCGGGGATATCGGCGAGGCGATCGAGTGCCGCGAGGACGCCGGCGTCGTCGACCTTGATGGTGGTTCCGGTCATCTTGAGATCCTCTGCCGCGCCGGGTATGATGCGTCATCGTCTGGAGATCGGGTGCCCGGCCCACGTCCGAAAGTCTCCAGGTGGAACGCCCTCGGCCGGTTGGGGGCGTTCGGTCATTTCCGACGGTAGAGCAAGGCTCCCGTCCTCTGTTTCTCGAGATACTTCTCTCGCGGCGGCTGGAAAGCCGTGACACCGAGCCATCCGGCCTTGGTCCATTCGAGGCGCGCGAACAGGTTCGTTCCGTCGGGCAGTTCCACCCGCCTCAGGTAGGCACGTCGGAGCACCGGCCCCGATTTGGTCGCCGCCCAATCGACCCAGATCTCGTCGGGTTCGAGAATGGCTTGCGCCAGCTCTCGAACGTAGACCTCCCGGCCGTTTTTCGTGACCTTCAGCGCCGGCGGATAGGTTCCGTCGCGGATCTCGAAGAGCGCCTTGTCGATCGTCACCACCCCGCCGGCCTTGTCCCGGATGACGGCGGGCTTGTCGAGCGTCGCGCCGAACTCGGCGAGGAAGGCGGCGACGTAGTCCGCCTCGGGCAACCCTTCGGCCATCAGCCGGTCGGCCGAGACGACGGACGGTGCCGGCAACGGCGGGAGTTCTGCCGGCCGGCGAACCGGGTCACCGTAGACGGGCAGCGGGGTCGCCAGCTCCGGCGGGACGAGCCCCGCGGACGACGAAGCTTCGCCGACGTTGTAGTCCCATCCCCGATCGACGCCGGGATGGCGGATCTCGGCGGCACCGGTCCGCGGATCGGTCCCCTCGTAGGTGGCGTCGGCCGGCGCCGGATCGGGTCCGGTCTTGCCGAGCCGCGCCAGATCGCGCGCGCCCAGCGCTTCGACGTCGCAGTGGCACAGCCAGCCGTTTGGCGGGAAATGGACCTTCCACCACGGATCGTTCCAGAGCATGATCCGGCCGTCCCAGGCGACGTGCAGGGGCCGCGGATGCTTGGCATCGTTATGGCGGTATCGCCAGTAGGGTCGGAGCTTTACGAAGCCCGGGTCGGTCAGCTGCTGCCACCGGCCGCCCATGTAGGACGTCCGCATGTTGGTCGAGAAGATGACCCGGGCGCGCCAGGCGCGACGGTCCTCCTCGGTCGCGCCGCGGGCCTTGAACTTCCAGCCGGTGCTGTCGACGACCTGGTCGAAGACCTTTCGAAACGACGCGAGATCGCCTCCCTCTCGCTGCGCACGCTCGATCTCGGCGCGGAACGTCGCCAGGATGTCGTCGCGCGTGACGCCGGCGACCGAGAAGGCCCGCGCGTGCGCGGCGCCGGTCAGATCATCCCAGCGCTTGGTCGGGAGGTTGACCTTGCGCTTGAAGATCGCGATCGCCTCTTCGAAAGGCAGGCCGAAGGGCTCAACCGCCATCGCCGCCCGCTCCGACCGATGCGATGCCGCCGAGCTGCGCGACGGTCAGCGCCTGCTGCAGCTCGCCGGCCAGATCGTCGATCGAAAGATCGGAGATCGCGAGAAGGCGCGTCGCGAAGTCGGCGAGGTCGGTCGCGGCGTCTGCTTCCCGACGAATGCGCTCGATGATCACGCCGATCGGCGCGTCGGCCGCGGCTGCGAGACGGTCGACGAGGGGCTGCAGCGGATCGGCGACGGCGCCTGGTGCCGCGTCGGCGAAGGCTGCCGCGACGGCTGCCTGACCGGCTGTCTGTTGCGGCGGCACCGTCGGCGCCTGCGGCTCCTTCTCGACCCAATCGCCGCCATAGGTCTCGTTGATGTAATCGACCGACGCTGGCCGATAGCCCATGCTGACGATCGCGGTGTCGCGCTTCGCCTTGGCGTCGAGATCCTCCGGCTCTTCGAAGGTTCGCCAGACCTCGGGGTACGCGGTGACCGGAATGGCGTTGGCGTCGACGATCCAACGGACGATCGTCTCGTTGAGGGTCTGGCAGACGGCATCCGCATCGGCCTTGGCGATCGCGATGCGCACTTGGTTGTGGATGTCGCCGAGCGACCGAGATCCGCTGTCGCCGACATTGGTCGACAGCGTCTCGCCGAGCGTCGCGGTCGACGTCATCTCGTCGAGGTAGCGCGCCAGCTTCTCGAGGGCGTCGCCGCCGCCGGCGCGCGCAGATTCGAGCAGATCGGCTTCGATCGACGACGGAACCGCCATGACCTTGTTGGCCGCGCGATTGGCGACGGCGGCCAGGAGCTGCTGCTCCTTCGCCCTGTCGTACTCGCCCTGGTACTTGAGAACGAGATCGGGTTCGGCGTGTCGCTCGCCGGCGCCCAGCCAATGGCCGAGCACCTGGCGCTTGAACCAGGCCGGCCAATAGAGCACCGAGCCGAGACCGAGGCCGTAGGGATCATCGTCGGTGTCGTCCAGGGCGAAGCGGTGGACGATGAACTTCCGATCGGGCAGCGGAACGCCGTCGAGGCCGGCCTCGCGGGTCAGCAGCCTGCATTCTCCTTCGACCGTGAACCGGAACCGGCGCTGGCGGCGGACTTTGATCTTGACCGGGAGCCAATCGCCGTCGACCACGTCCCAGATGATTTCGGCGACCGCATATCCCTTGAGCACGGCGCCGAGCAGTCCGCGCGTCAAGCGATCGAAGTCGATCCGCTTGAATGCCTTCTCGACCAGATCGCCGGCCCGTTTGTCGACCCGCCGATCGGAGACCCGCGTGACGGACCACTCCCGCGACGTCACCTCGAGTGCGCGCTTCTGGAGCACCGAATGGGCGTGCGGATCGCGCCGGATCTCGTCGTAGATCGCCAGTTGGCCGCCGGCACGAACGAGCGTCGGATCCTGCGGCGACAACGTCGTCGCCCAGCGGGACACCGCGGGGTCGCGCGAGATCGGCGCGAATTCGATCTTCAAGTCGCTCTCGGCCATGTCACCCGAACCTCATGAAAGAGCGCACGGCGTCGCGTGCGGTACCGATCAGGTCGCTGAACCCGAAACCCTGGAGCGCCTCCGGCTCGCCGCGCGGCGTATCGAGCACGT